TATAACGTCATCAATAGACGATCTCACTTAACGTTTGAGTCTGAACGCATATATTTCATCGGCAACAGGTATCAGTTATGAACTGAATTTTGGAACCTTGGGAAGTTTAGACGAATGTAGCCAGGTCCCGAACACGAGGCCAAAATAAGTCTAAATTGTTGATGTCTCCATTGTAAGCAAGTACTATTGAGTAGGTGTTGAAGTAAGTTAACCAATCGGTTTGCAGGTACTTGTCTAGAGTCGGACACCTCAACCTTTCGATGGAGGTGAGAGACTCTAAATAGTCTTCAATTGCAACTTGATCTTCAATTGCTACATTATATAGTTGTTGCACAAGCAGCCTAGTATTGGAACCAGGATTAAGGTTTAACTTGTTTTTGTCTAAATACTGAAGGGCCATATCTAATATGCGGCGTTCGTATTCATTCATAACGGAAGTTCCTCGCTTGTCAACAAATGACTTTGCATCATAGGATTTTGTAAGCATCAGCATCTTGTTCGAAAACACGGTCAAGATTGGACAAGCCGGATACTGATAGGCAAGTGAAAGAGCCTTAGATCTAATTAAGTGCATGTGAATCCTCTGACTCGACCGCGCGTACCGCGCAGTTGTCCATCCAAAGGATACCAATTCAGAAATCGGATCAGTGACATTCGTTCGATCACTTGTGTCAAACACCATCCCACAGAATGATGCATGATTTATATCGGCAAACTTAATGATTTTTATATTAAGACCAAACTCATCAAAGACGTCCTTGGAAGGTGGAAGGCCTTTCATAATGAACAGACCATCATCTCCTTCGATGACTCCTTTGACGTTTGAATTGCCATTCAACTCACATAAGTACAACATGAACATAAGATTGGAAAAACCGTTTCCTAAACTTGTGCACATTTCGCCAGACATCCGCTTACCCTTCAGTCCAAGTTGAAAATGTTTGAAAACAATCCGATTCGTTCCCGCCAATACTCTCCGAAGAAGTCGCATAAACTTCTTGTTTTCAGGCAGGTTTTTCGTCATGTAATCGTATAACTGAAATTCGCAATCTTCCATCATCTCAGACTCAAAATGAGCCTCGAATGACGTATAATCCGTGGTAACATACCAAGTCCCAACCTGCTCAAGCATGTCTAAAATATAGTCAGGCCTTTGATGGATCGGAATCTTCTTGATAAACCACGGTAACGAAAACAGTTGATCGGAAATTAATTGGAAAAGAGGGCCAACAACACACTTGAACTCATCCGCACGAGAATTAATTCCTCTAGCATGTTTATATGTTGGATAACATTCATCTTTTATGAAACTCTTAATATCAATTTGCTTCCCACAAATTCGATAGAGATCACCCAGGATATTGTTATATTTTCGCGTTAATTCCGCTTTCCTCGCTTGAGTATAAGGGCATCGTGCTATCCAAGTCTCAAAACTTCGATCACAATCCACACTCAGGGGGGTTAAATTATGCTTAAGCCAATCACGAACGAAACGTCGGAATTTCTTTCTATTGACTTTTGGCATCTT